AACTTATTTCCTATCTTGCTCCGGCGTGGTTTCTAGGCAAGTACCCCCATAAGAAGGTTATTATGGCCTCCCACACGGCAGACCTAGCCGTGGACTTCGGGCGTAGGGTTCGAAACCTAGTCGCAGATGAAAGATACAAGGACATCTTCCCTCAAATTGAACTCCAGCAGGACTCTAAGTCGGCGTCACGTTGGGGAACAAATTTTAAAGGTGAGTATTTTGCTATTGGTGTCGGCGGCGCTCTGGCTGGTCGCGGTGCCGATCTGTTTATTATTGATGACCCTCACTCGGAGCAGGAAGCCAAGCAGATGCGGCCCGAGGTGTTCCTGCCAGCATGGGAATGGTTCCAGTCAGGACCGATACAGCGCTTGATGCCGGGCGGAGCCATCATCGTGGTGATGACCAGATGGTCAAAACTTGACTTAACGGCCCAGATCGTGAACCACATGGTCAAAAATGAGGACGCTGACCAGTGGGAGGTGGTGCAGTTTCCGGCGATTCTCCCCAGTGGGAAGGCACTCTGGCCTGAATTCTGGCCTGTGGAAGAGTTGGAGGCCAAAAAAGTAGGCATGGACCCCCGGTATTGGCAGGCCCAGTATATGCAGGACCCCACGGCTGAAGAAGGCGCTCTAATTAAGAGGGAGTGGTGGCAAATCTGGGAAAAAGAGACCCCTCCCCAGTGTGAATTTATCATCATGAGCCTTGACGCAGCGCAAGAAGCCAATAACCGGGCCGACTACAACGCACTGACCACATGGGGCGTCTTTGAGAACGAAGAGACGGGCAATTCAAACATTATTCTTCTGAACAGCATAAAAAAACGCCTAGAGTTCCCCGAACTCAAGAAGATGGTGATCGAGGAGTACAAGGAGTGGGAGCCCGATGCGTTCATCGTGGAGAAGAAATCCAACGGGTCGGCGCTTTATCAGGAACTCCGTCGCATGGGCGTACCCGTTTCAGAGTTCACACCGGGCAAGGGGCAGGATAAGATTGCACGGGTGAACGCGGTATCGGATTTATTTAGTTCAGGCATAGTCTGGGCGCCTGACAAGCGGTGGGCGAAAGACGTTATTGAGGAATGTAATGACTTTCCAAGCGGGGCAAATGATGACTTGGTGGACTCAACGACTCAAGCCCTTTTGAGGTTTAGAAATGGTGGGTTCTTGCGTCTGCCGACGGATGAGCCTGATGACGAGATATTTTTTAGGCGCAAGCAGGCTGCGTACTATTAAGGATAGAACATGGCAATTGACAAGGCACTGAACCGGGCCCCTCTGGGACTTCAAGAGGACGACGTTTTAACGCAAGGACCGGAGATCGAGATTGAAATCGAGGATCCGGAAGCCATACGGGTAGGTGTAGATGGCACACCGATACTAGAGATTGAGAAAGGTGAAGAGGCGGAGGACTTTAACGCCAACCTAGCCGAAGACATGGACGAAGGTCAGTTAACCGAATTGGCTGGGGATCTATTAGGCGACTATCAAGGGGACATAGACTCTCGTAAGGATTGGATGCAGACATATGTAGATGGTCTGGATCAATTGGGCATGAAACTGGAAGACCGTACTGAACCGTGGCCTGGCGCCTGCGGTATTGTCCATCCCCTGTTGTCTGAAGCCCTTGTGAAGTTCCAGTCTGAGACGATTATGGAGACCTTCCCTGCAATGGGGCCGGTTAAAACTCAGATTATTGGTAAAGAAACCCAAGAGAAGAAAGAAGCCGCTGTCCGTGTCCGCGACGATATGAACTATCAATTGACGGAGCGCATGGTGGAGTACCGCCCCGAGCATGAGCGCATGCTGTGGGGCTTGGGTCTGTCAGGTAACGCGTTCAAAAAGGTGTACTACGATCCTAGCCTAGAGCGTCAGGCGTCTATCTTCGTTCCCGCTGAAGACATCGTGGTGCCGTATGGGGCGTCAAGTCTTGAGACCGCAGAGCGTGTAACTCACATAATGCGCAAGACTAAGAATGAACTCAAAAAATTAATGGTTGCGGGCTTTTACCGTGACATTGAGTTGCCGGAACCCCAAAGTACTCTTGATGAGGTAGAAAAGAAGATTGCCGAGAAGATGGGCTTTCAGGCCACCTCGGATGACCGCTATAAGATCCTTGAGATGCACGTCGATATCGTGATTGAGGATGACAAGTATGCGGACGTAGACGAAGACGGTAACCACACGGGGATTGCGCTTCCTTACGTGGTCACAATTGATAAAGATACAAATACCATCCTAGCCATCCGTAGAAATTGGAATCCGGATGATGATCTAAAGGCTAAACGTAATCACTTCGTACATTATGGATACATTCCTGCTTTTGGTTTTTATCATTTTGGTCTCATCCACCTTATTGGGGCTTTTGCTAAGTCTGGTACATCAATTCTTCGCCAACTCGTTGACGCAGGTACGCTGTCAAACCTCCCAGGTGGATTCAAAACCAGAGGATTGCGAGTCAAAGGAGATGACACCCCCATCAGCCCCGCCGAGTTTAGGGACGTAGACGTACCGTCTGGCACTATTAAAGACAACATCATGACGCTCCCGTACAAGGAGCCGTCGCAGGTATTGGCTGGACTGCTAGATAAAATTATTGATGATGGACGCCGGTTTGCAGCGATTGCAGACTTAAAAGTGTCGGATATGTCGGCCCAAAGCCCCGTAGGGACTACGCTGGCGATTCTGGAGCGGATGTTAAAAGTGATGTCGGCGGTTCAGGCCCGCATCCACTACAGCATGAAGCAGGAATTTAAACTGCTTAAGACCATCATCCGTGACTATACCCCCGAGGACTATTCGTATGAGCCGATAGAAGGCACCCCCAGCGTCAAGCAGTCGGATTATGACCAAGTAGATGTTATTCCTGTGTCGGATCCCAACGCTGCCACGATGTCGCAAAAGGTCGTGCAGTATCAGGCTGTGCTCCAGTTAGCCCAAGGCGCTCCTCAGTTATATGACCTGCCGATGCTCCACAGACAGATGCTTGAGGTGCTGGGCATAAAGAACGCTGAGAAGTTAGTCCCCATGCCGGAAGACCAGAAGCCGCGTGATCCCATAAGCGAGAACATGTCGGTAATTAATGGCAAACCAGTCAAGGCGTTTATTTACCAAGATCATGAGGCCCATATCCGGGTTCACATGATGGCGATGCAGGATCCGAAAATTGCTCAGTTGGTTGGGCAGAACCCGATGGCACAACAGATTCAGGCAGCGATGATGGCTCACATCAACGAGCACATTGCGTTTGAGTACCGCCGTCAGATGGAGAAGATGATCGGCGCCGAGATACCCGAGCCCGATAAAGAGATGTCAGAGGAAGAAGAAGTCATGCTCTCCCGTCTGGCCTCGCAAGCAGCAGAGAAGTTGTTCCAGAAGGATCAGGCAGAAATGGCTCAGCAGCAGGCTCAGGCTGAAATGCAGAACCCGCTTACCCAGATCCAGATGCGTGAGTTGGCTGTCAAAGAAGGCGAACTACAGCGCAAGATGCAGAAAGACATCATGGATGCGACGGCTAAGGCTGACCAGTTGGATCTGGAGCAGATGCGCATCGAGGTGCAGGCTGAGATTGAAGGCGCGAAGATCGGAGCAAAAGCCGGTAAAGACCGCGAAGAACTTGACTCCCGTAATGAGATTGAGGGAGTCCGTCTGGGAATGGAGATTGCCCAGCAAAGGAAAGGATCTCAAAACCCGAAAACTAAGGAGAATAAATGAGTTCTGACCTCTTAAAGTATCTTTCAAGCAAGATACAAGAAGAGATTGACGTATTAAAAAACGACATGGCTATGGGCAAAGCAAAAGATTTTGGCGACTACAAATACGCCGCCGGAATCGTCCGTGGTCTTGTTTTAGCAAATACAATTCTTGCAGAAACAGCAGAAAGGATTAAAGATGAGTGAGTTAGCCATCGCCACAGAAAGCGGTGAAATCTCAACACTAGCCGATACGCCAGAACGTAAGGCAAAACAGTTGCCGGACCCCTCCGGGTACCGGATTTTGTGCGCAATTCCTGAAATCGAAGAGCAATTTGAGTCTGGCATCGTCAAAGCGGACGTCACCATGCAGCACGAAGAGTTGCTGACTACCGTCCTGTTTGTCGTAAAAATGGGCCCGGATTGCTACAAAGATACGTCACGTTTCCCCACCGGGCCGTGGTGTAAGGAAGGCGATTTCATTTTGGTCCGCCCCCATGCCGGGTCGCGTATCAAGATACATGGTCGAGAGTTCCGGATCATCAACGACGACTCCGTTGAAGGTACTGTGGAAGACCCTCGTGGCGTTAAACGTTCCTCCTAAGGTGACGACATGGCAAATTTCAAAGGCGAAGAATTCAAATTTCCTGATGAAGATCAGGGTAAACCCGAAGATGA